CCTTTAGTGATATTAATCGCTGGTACAGCAGAAGTAGGTATTTTTGGGACGCCCATGGTTGGTTGGTTTAGCAAACCTCCTGTTGTTACCATGTTCTCAATTACAACCCTGTTTACACGAGCGACTGGAATTAATTCAGTTCCATTCCACCTCATTAATAACTCAGCTAGAGCAGGGTTATCTTCGATATACTGAGCTACGTTCAAAATGAATATTTCCATGGATTCTGTGTCAACTGTCCCGGTGTCAACAACATCGAGCCAGTCTTCAGAAGCGTTGATTATGTTGTTTGCTAACAATGTAGCAAGTGCATCTTCAAGATTCATTCACCTCACCACCTTACTCTGTAATTATTACTAATTGATTCATCAGCCAGTCAGTTTTCGCCTCAGCCTCAGCTTGAGTCATTACAGGAATTACCCCAGTCCAATTGCCACTGCAATAAGTGTCATAACCGTTCCTCCCGATATATAATGGTTTGTCGTTTTCCTGCCTCAGCCAAGCACCCCCGCCTATATCTACATATATTCGGAATATAAGTTCCCCTCCATCATATATTTCAACGTCCCCATATCGATTGTCTATGGTATTTGAGCACAGCCCCTGTAGGCGTTCTGATCCATTATAATGCCTAATCTGGTTATCGCTGATTTCAATTCTAGCACCTTCCGCAGCTGACCTAATCATTCCGCCGGTGATTATGCCTGTAAAGTTTGCATTGCCCTCAGCGTCAACATACATTACATCTGTCCAAGCAATTCCAGTACCATCGCCTTTTTGAATTTTGATGCCGTCTGTACCACTTATAATAACCTTTGCTTTATTGTCCGAACGTGTGATCGTAATACTGCCACCTGTTACCGTCATACTATTGCTTGTAACATTTCCATCACTATCTACAATAAAATTGTCGGAACCAATGTTGATACTGCCTCCAACAAAGCTAGAAGAAATCAACTTTCCCGTGAAGTTACCATTCCCTTCAGTATCCAGGAATATAACATCAGTCCAAACATTTCCCGAGCCATCGCCTTTTTGAATTTTGATTCCTTCTGTAGCGTTCATTATTACTCTAGCAAAATTATCACTTCTAGTTGCAACAAAACCATCATCTGGACCGATACGGGTGCCGTTATAAACTTTATTTTTGATCACGGTTGTTGTCTGGATCCGGTACATATCATCTTGTATGCCAGGGATTTTATTGCCGACCTGAAAACTTATTTCGTGCCGATTATAAGGGTTTTTGGTTATGCTCACAATCCTCAGAGAGATATCGATATCAAGTCTGTCATATTCGAGCGTGACCACATCACCCAAGTTCAATTCCATAGGCCTTATCAATTCACATTCATAAGATATAACAGGATTGCCTGAACTGTCTTTTTCCCTCTTGTTGACGTTTTTTGATATCACGGTTATATTTCTATCGGCCGTAAGGTCCTTTGGTGTGGAGCTGCCACGCTGAGTCAGTAATGAAATAGAAAAGCCGTTAAAATCAATTTCTGCACCGATATAAACAGCGAATTCCATTAGCAGACCCCGCCTTGATTTTGCTTCCTGAGCTGAATAAGTTACCACATCAGAAAATTGAACGGTACCAACAGTAAATCCGGTACCGTTGAGAATCTTCGCAAGGATTTCGCTAGGAGTGCCAATTTCAGTGAAATATTCAACATTATGCTCTTCGTTATTGAGCCGATAACTCACATGCTCACATTCAACGTCAAGTCGCAGATCTTTTCCATATTGCGACTTTCTGTATGCTGCGATATCATAATAATCTCCATCGTGCTCGACGATGTTTGTATCATTAATCAAATTTGTAACCATAGGAGTTAATATTGTTGTAAAAGATAATTCTTTGGCTCCGTTAATTTCTTCAACAAGAGCGGAAGATAGCACATCTCGAATTACTCCCTGCTCTTCAAAGTCGCTATTTAATATTTTTAGTCTCATCCTGGGACCACCCCTAACACTCTTCTGCTTGTTTGGTTTTTCTTGTACTGCGTTCTAGATGTAGCTGCTGTAATGATTTTCCCGTCGAGGTTAACCGGTACGCTAACATACACGTTACTGGAAACGCCTGAGAATTTTGGAGTATCAACCTTGGTTGTTATACTCGAATTAATCCCTTGCATTGCTGCATCTACTTTTCCGGCACTAGCCTTAATACCTTCAGCCATTCCGGCACCAATCATTTTTCCGACTTGGTCCCTCATTACCCTTGATGGAGATTTGATGCCAAGAAAATCTTTTGTTTTTTTCAGTGCGCCCTTGGCACTGTCAACAACACTCGAAGCTAGATTCTTAGCCGCGTTTTTTACTCCGCTAACTATACCTCCTATTATGTTTTTACCAAGTTCACCCCAGTTAATATTTTTGAATGCTGCAACTAATTCGCTAAATAATTTTGGAACAAACTCAAGAACCTTACCTATCCCCAACACAAGACCTTTGAACAATGCTATATTGATATCTATTGTCGATTTCATTAGTAAAGGTATATTTTTGATTATCGCAGATGCTAGAGCAATTATTATTTCCAACGCAGCTTCCAATAGTAGTGGAATGTTTTCTACGATTGTAGTAACTATAGATTCGACTATGAGAGGTATTTTCTCAATTAATTTAGGCAGTGCATCGATAATGCCATTTGTCAATGCAAGAATTAGCGCTATAGCTGCGGGTATAAGTTCGGGAAGTAGATCAAGTATTCCATCTATAAGTGCAAATACTATTTTGACAGCTGCGTCAATTAGTTTGTTAATGTTTTTTGATAAGCTCTGAACTAACGTCATTATAATCTGAACGGCAGCTTCTATTATTTGAGGCAGAGCTTCGACGAATCCATCTATTAGTGTGACAATTGCTTCAACGCCTGCATCAATTAGCATAGGAGCGTTATCTGTAATTGTTTTTGAAATCATCGTAATTGCGCTAACAACCACCGGCGTGATTTCGGGTAACATGTCGATAATCGTTTCTAACATCTGACCAAACAAGCCTGTCGCTGCTTCTATTAAGGTTGGGGACAATTGTGTAATTGCACCTAATAAGCCGCTTATTGCTGTCGGTAGTGCTTTGACAATGTTTTCTATTACTGGTGTTATATTTTTTACAACAGCCTGAAAAGCATCAACAAGATTTCCGGTTAGATTCGCCATGTCTGCATTTGCATTTCCAAGTCCAGCCGTAAAGGAACTAAGTGCCGCTTTCAAAAGCCCTATTGAGCCTGTAATTGTCTGTGTTGATTCACGTGCAAAATTACCCGCATATTGTTGTGTATTTTCAAAAAACATCTGCATAGCAACTTCAGCCTTTTCTGCTTGCGTTGCAGTTTTCCAAGTAAAGTCTAATCCTTTTGCAAGTGCATACGCCTCAATATTAGTAGCATTCATAGCAACGCCGAGGTTATCCATCATCGTGAAATTGCCCTTTGCCGCTCCTGCAACTGAATCAAGAGCTTGCTGCATATCTATGCCCATAACAGACGCCATGTCCGCAGCTCTTTGCATAGCTTTCTCAGTCAATTCTAGACTCTTTTGTTGTTCTAAGCCCGTTCCCTGGAACAACGCTCCCATTTTATTAGCTGTTGCTAGGTATTCACTTTGCGATATTCCTAGATTCTTGTATGCATCTTCACCTGCTTTTTGGATGGAAGCAGCATACTTTCCAAAAACAGCTTCTGAACCACCCAAGTTTTGCTCTAGCTCCCCAAACTGCTTGACAACACTTTGACCTATCTTAATTGCCGCCGCTCCTGCGGCTACTGCAACGGACGTTATTCCTGCAACAGCAGCTTTTGCGGCGGTTCCTCCGATTTTTACAAGCCCAGGGGCAAGTTTGCTTACAGCATTTCCGAACCTTCCTGACTTTTTAGTTGCATCCTCCATTTCATTGCCTAAACTATCAAGTGCCTTTTCGTTGTCTTTGAGCTCTCTTTCCATGTTGTTAAGTTCTGCCGTAGCTTTGTTGACTGCTTGTTGCCATCCCTGAGTGACTTTGTCATTTTCGCCGTACTTATCAGCTGAGGCTTCAAGACCTTTCCTAAGTTGCTCAAGCTTTTGTTTCTGAAGGTCTATTTGTTTGTTAAGAACTTTGCTTTTCTCAACATAAGCTTCTTGAGAATCGTCAGACTTGTCGAACCTGGACGCAACAACTTGCATTTCAGTACTAAGCGTTCTCATTCCTGTATTGATGTCTTGGATTGATTTTCGGAAGGCTGCTTCTCCTTCTATTCCAATTTTAGGACCTATATCATAAGCCAAGCATATTTCCTCCTTTCTAGAGCCAGTCAGGAACAGATTTTGCTCTATGATATTCTTTCCCGTTGATAATTTTCACGTCTGGATCATCTTCTTCTGGACTAAATTGAATGAAAGCGAGCAAATTACAAATATCACACTCATCAATCTCAAATAAGGACCATTCCAGTTTTTTTGAAATGGTCCTTTTGAGATTAAGAAGCGTATTCCTATAACCTGTGGGAGAGTCGTCCCGCTCTCCCACAACTAGTTTTTTTTCATTTCACCTGAGACTTTGTTACAAACATCTGAAAATACCTTCATAAGTTCCTCTTGCTCAACGCCATCGTTTAATTCTTCGAGCGAAAACTGGTATTTGAAAACTGCAAGAATAATGCTTTTGAGGTCTTGAAAAAAGGCTTTCACTTCCTTAATATTCATTTTGCCTTTTTCCATTGCATCAGCTTTTTCGGCAATATCAAAAATATTGTCCATAAGCCCAGTTTTTAAGCTGCAGGTGGTATAAGTTTTTGTAACATTGCCCTCGTCATCTGTAAAATTAATTTGTACTGGTTTCATTTAATCACGCTCCTGTTGTGAAGTTTATCACAGTATTAAGTAATTCTTGATTGTAGATATCTGTAACTTTTGAAGCTATTATTGCGAAATCTGTTGAAGCTGCAAGATCTGTATTCGGATTAATAGTCAATATCTTCTTAGTCGCATCAAGACTCAATGTTGCTGCGATAACTGCAAAGGTTGATTTGTTAATCAATGTAACTGCATAACTAGCTATTGCGTTGTTGAATGTTAATGTAGGACTTCCGGTTTTAGCAAATCCTGTAGCGCCATCAACCGGATTACTCCTACTCAATGCAATTTCATCTGGAGCACCCATGGTGGTAGGAGTTTGAACCTGACTAAACCAACCATTAGCATCAAAACTTTCATCTGTTGTGTCTGCGAAAATCCTTTTCAAAGGCTTGCTTGCCCCGTCAATTGTCCACTGGTGAGTGGTAGTAACCGCAACAAATGTCATTTGATATGTTCTTACATCAACATTTCCCTCGGCCTTTGTCACAGCCTCTTCATTGCCGCCCTCAAAAGTTCCTTTCAAGTACTGATAATATCTATAGCCGTTCTTTCCTTTGCTAAACCTAAAAGACAATGCGCAATCTGGCGGTGCAGGTTCTCCGCTGTCGTACACTCTTCCAGTAGCCGCATCGTAATACTTACCAGTATACTTTGCATATTTGTCAGCCGGCACGCCCGAAAAAGTTATGGTCAATCTTGTTGCGCCCTCGCTTACATAGTTGTTTGCGGGTACATTATCGTAATATGTGGACTGTGTGCTTACTTCGCTTTCTCCTGCGATTTCTGCTGCAGGAGCAAAAAATTCAGGTGCTTCAGTTACAAAACTTGCGGCTGTATCTTGTGTAATAATTGCGGCATATACACTATCTACGCCAACAAATTCATCGTATTTTCTTTCCATCTAGACCCCTCCTATTTTCTTTAATTCCTCATCTAACGCCTTTTCCATAGCTCTTATTGCTATTTCCTTTGTTTTTTTGACTGCTGGTCTTACAAAGGGCTTTTTCTTTTGCTTTGATGTTCCACTCTCCATGGCTCTAGCTTTCAGTTGATTTGGTGTACCTTCTTTGTCGTAACCGTCAAAACCTATTTTTGTATTTGTGTTTCCATTTCTGTCTACATCAGGAGGCGCAATCCCTAGCGAATCGAGCAAATCTCCTTTGGAATATTCAGAGCCTCTCAAATTAGCTTTGAGATTACTTCTAATTTGATCTGCTACCGGCGCAGCTCCAACCATAACAATTTTTTTTGCAATTTCAGGAGCGTCCCTCCCAAATTTCTCAAGTTTTTGAAAATAATCTTGACCTTTGATTGTCATTTTCGCCATCAAACCATCTCCCAAGCCCATTCATAATGTATGTATCCGGTGTCTTTTTCGTATTGCACAGAATTCAAACGCCAGGCTATATCAATAGAATTAAGTTTTTCTTGAATAGTTTCGACGATAGGGTCAAATTCTGTCTTGGTGAAATAATCAATTGTGCCCGCCATGACTTGAGTTGTTTTGTGGTTGTCAGCGTGTCCGCTCTGTCCTTCTCCATCCTCAGCCCAAACGATGTAGTTTCCTGTCTGTTGGTATGCTTCGTAATGAAATACAGGCGCTTCAATTCCGAGCAACACATCTCTCAAATCACTCAATTGCATACTCATTCACCACCTTAACTAATGTTAAGTCTGTTATAGGTTGCCCGTTATCATCGTCTATGCCATGATAGACTCTTATTATGTCGTATTGGGTTGATTCTGTAGACAGGATTACAACATCATGGTTATTGATACTTTTATTTTGAATAACTCTGATACGCTTTGAGATTTCAACAGCCTCTTGCATATCTGCATATTTTGGTGAGGTTTCAAAATTTAATTCACCATACCAGGACTCATATTTTTTCGTAAGTCCTTGTTTGGGCATATTGCCGTTTTCGGCGATATTGGAGACTGTGTATATAATGCATATGCCAGTATCAAGTAACATCTTTAACACGCTCCCTCAACCATCTTTCACGCCTAGCAAGTTTCAACCATTCTGGCATACCCGCGTTGTTGTCTCTGTTTTGATATTTCCAAACAGTGTAATCGGCAAGCAAAACAGAATCATCTACTGAATCAGCCAATAATTTTATTCCGGCTTTACTTAGTTCGGAATCAGCTGCTTGAATTCTTGTTTTTAAATAATCATCCAAGGAAGTGTCTGAGGCTAGGCGGTTTAATCTCTGTTTTACTATACTTAATACTGTTGATTCTGTGTGTGCCAAAAAATACCGCCTCCTTTCTGAAATAAAATAAAAGAGGCGTGAAATTAATCACGACCTCTTCGTTGTAGTGTCCTTATGCGAACTAAAGCGACCTCAATTTTTTCTCGAGTTGCGGAATATAGAAAGTCAAATATCCTGCTTCATTTGGGTGCGTTCCGTCACTATTTCCAGTATATGGTGGGATCATATCGTTTAACCTGGTATTTAATCCGCCCTCTTCATAGAGGTTTAGCATGGGTATAGACCATTTATTGCAAGCTTGTTTAGTGAGGCCAACTATTGTATCAAATTTTGTTTTGTCTCTTGTAGACATATCATGTACAAGAATATATACAATTTTTTTGCCTAACCACTTGATTTTTG